TTTTTGGTGCGATATGCCGAAGCATAAAGAGTTATTTGCGTATGAGTACGTGAAAACGAAACGAGTTCAACACAGCGAAATCTAATAATTCTAAAAGGCAAAGGCAAATAAATAAACCAATGTCTATTTAAACATAGGCAATGGCTTAAACACGTTGTATTGGCGACATCGGAAAGTACTTTAAAAAAACGTTTTGATATAACATATTTTTAGTTACATTTGTTTCGCTAACGTTATAGAAATGCTGAGAGTTAAGAACAAATTATCAAAATACTTATATTTACGCAATGATTTTTTCATATTGGCGGGGTTACTCAATCTTTTAGCATTGGTACAAGACGTTAGCACTTCTGTTCAATCACTCTCTGACGTAACCCTGTCTCTATGAAGAAAAAAAAGTCATACTACAAAAAGAAGTATAAAGGAGTAAGATATATTGCTCAACGTCTGACTAAATATCAAAAAGGTAAATACAAAAACTATAATCAAGCGTTGCCTGACGCTCGTAGATTCTTCTCTCAAATAAAAGAAGATAAAAAGAAAGTAGTACTGACTAATATTTGGGACTTATCAAGAAAACGCAAAACAAAAAAAGGCGTACCGGTTTTAGATAGAAACTTAGCACAAATGAGTTACTATTTTGAACTAATTGATTATCCAAGATGGATTTTAAGATGTTCTAACGACTTATTTTTCATTTCTGAAATATCTCCTTCAAGTCTGCCTGAAATACAAGGTGGTACGTTGCCTGACTACGACCAATACTTTGTTGACTTCGTTAACTATATAAATGCAATGAAGCAGTTAACAAGTCCGGGAGAAAATAGATACGAGACAGATTGGTTCGTTACTTGTACTGAGCCAATATTTAACAAGGCAACAAAAAGATTTGAGAGTAAAATAATATCAGTCAATTCAAACGGAGTCAAAATGTCTTATGGCTTTGACTCTAAAATACCGACAAAACTTCCTACGCAAATCGCACCAGGAACTTCAACAACAACAACAACTAAAACGCCGGAACCAAAAGCACAAAAAGGCTCGTCTGAAAGAGCAAAACAGGTGAAGGATATAATAGCAGGACTAAGAGAAGACGTTAAGGCTGGAATCTTATCAAAAGAAGATTACGGTGAAGCGATAAAAGAATTAAGTAAAAATTTAGAGCGAGGCGGAAATTTATAGAGCAAAAAAGATAGAGAATGATTCAGTATGCAAAACTAAATGTTGACGTTCAGCAATATGAGAATATTATTAAAACGCAACTAGAGAACAAAACAGATGTTCAAGAGCAGTTTATAGGCAGTCGTCGTAAACTATATAGTCAAGGAGTAATGATAGCAACAATTTCTGCCACAACTCACTTAGACATAGGACAAATATCAAAACAGCAATTCAATTCTTTTTTAGGTGGATTCACTAAACAACTATACAAGCAATTAAGAGATAAGCCTGATTTACTCAATTTGCATATTGATTTTGACAATTCGTCAAGAGCAAAAAACTATTACAATTGGGACAAACTAAATGTCGGTGATTTCTTTTACAACATTGACTTAAATTCTGCATATTGGCAGGTTGCTCACAAACTAGGATATTTAAGTGATAAGATGTATGAATCATACATTGACTTAGATGAGTACAAAATGGTTAAGCGTTTGTGTGTGTCTTTTTTAGCCAGAACAAACAAGAGAAAGTATCATAACGAACATAAGTCGTTTGAAATTAAATGCAACACAGAGTCGTTACAACAGATTTATAGAAACATAAGATATTATCTATACAATGTCGTAGCAGAGGCGGTTGACTCAACAGACGAATGGATTGAATATAATATTGATGGAGTTACCGTATTGAATACAGACGTAGATAAGATTCAAAAGTACTTTGACGATAACAATTGGAAATATAAAATAACTGAGTGCCGAAAACTATCCGATGTCGAGTACTTATATGGTAACAAAAGTCGGAGATTCAGAAACAGATAAAATTTAGTATTATGAGCAATGAAAAATCAGCAAAAATAACCAAGAGTAGTTTTAGTAATGAGTGGGTAAACCCGTCAGGCGGCACAACCTATTACTTTGACATTGTGTTCGATAACAAAGACGCTGGAGCAATTGGTGTAACAGATAAAGATTCAGAAAGGGTAGTTGTAGGTAAAAAGATAAAGTACACAATTATAGGAACAAAGATTAAGGTTATAGAGGTTGAAACTGAAACTGCAAAACCATCTTACAAGCCGTACAAAGGAAAGAATAGTCAAGAATCGTTCTTAGGATATGCCTGGTCTTATGCCAAAGACCTGCATATAGCCGGCAAGAGTATGGAAGACATTGAAGAATTAAATGATATGGCTAGATATATATATAACGAAGTAGGTAAAATGTTAAATGATGAATAAAAATAAAACTAATGTTTAAAATTAAAAAAGAGACCAATGCAATTACCAGATGAACTAATCTTGGCGCAACCAAGAGAAATGAAGATTGAACTACTAACGAGATTGTCCAAAGAGCGACAATTTATAGAGTGGGCAAGATTTAGTCAAGTATTGTTAGACACGCCCATTGATAAAGGCGGAATAGATACTGAGACGATTAAAAATATTTGGGATAAGTACAATTCTAAAGCAAAGAGCAAATCAAGTAATAACAAATAAATAAACAATTATGAGTACACTAATTAAAATCGGTATTAAAGACCGAAGCGGCAAATACAAAGACTATATGATTTCCGTATCAGACGAACTTGACCGTTTTGGTAATAACGTAGCAATGTATGTTGAACAGACCAAAGAGGAGCGTGACGCGAAAGTCAAAAGAACGTATGTTGGAAACGGCAGAGTGGTTTGGACAGACGGTAAAATTGAAACGGCACCTAATCCAAACGCTCCAAAAGAGGCAGGAATAGACATAGGCGAATCAGCACCTAAAACCGAAAGTGTTTTACCTGAGCCAAAAGAAGATAACATCGCAGAAAGTACAACGCCTATTGTAGATGCGACTGACGACCTTCCTTTTTAATATATAACTTTAATAAACTATAAGCCAGTAGTTTAGGATAGTTTTAACAGAATTATCTTACACTATTGGCTTTTTTTTGGCTAATTGTTAAATTTATTACTTTGGTTATCAAGGACTTAGATAAGTTATGAGAAAATAATTCACATTTACCATTGCCGTTCAAAAAACATCTTATACATTTGTGCAACGAATTTACAAATAAACAAAAATAATTATGGAATACTTACTAACTGGATATAGCAAGGAACAGCAAGAGAAAATAAACGACCTTTTAATCTTAGATAAATTATCATTAGCACTATACATTATAGCCCTAGAGAATAAATAAAACACGACTGATATGAGCAAATATGAGAACGGATACTTCCCTAAAATAACGTACTACGCAGAGCAAATTACACTTGCGTCCTTGAAACAAGACCAGGAAGCAGTAAATAAATACGCCCATAAACTGGAGTATTTTATCGGTAGACAAAACACTATAAACCCTGAAGGAAAAACAAAATTATGATACGAGCATTTGAGTTAACCTCCCACAACCGATTTCACCCACAATCTTCGCCCGTTCGACGAGTGATAGATTTGAAAGGTCCGCAAGGCAACGCATTTTATTTACTTGGCATAGCAAATAGCACATCTAAGCAACTTGGACAAACCAAAGAGCAAAGAGAAGAAATAATAAACGATATGAGAGACGGGAATTACGAGCATCTTTTAGAAGTGTTCGCTCGCAATTTTGAAACAATATATATACTTGAAAGATGAGTGATACATTTGAAGTTCACGGATACACAATCGATATGTACGTACACAATAAATTAAAAGGAAATTACGTGCTTGAAAAACCGGACAGAACAATTTTTGGATACGGCGGTCGAACAACACATTTTTTAGAAGCAGATGTTGTACTAAGCAATAAGCGAATTATAAAAGCCGGCACCAAAGTTATGAGCGAGTGTAGTCCGATTTGCGGTCGAGTAAAAGTAAAACTCAATTGGAAAACAGACGCAACTCAATATACTAACAACGCACTTTTAGAGTTACTAAAATCAAACGAGCAATTCAATGAGTTAGTAGCCAAAAGTGGTGAAACGCAAGAGCGGTGGAAATCTATAACTAACTTTATTGATGGAAAATTAAAATTAGAAATAACAAACGAACAACGAAACTATGTCCGAACGTATCTCACAATTAACCCCGCTAGGTAAGATGAAAACAACTTATCCCCCAAAGCCTTGGCCAACTTTTAATGAATGGGCGAAATATATATATGAACAACAGAATCCACCTACGGTGAAAAATAAAACAAAAAATAATCGAGTTTAGCCATTGCCAATTAAAATGCTTGTTGTATGTTTGTGCAACATTAACGAATTAACAAACCCAAAAAAAACGATTATGCAGTATTCAATAAGCGAATTAAAAGAGCAATTCAAAAAAGAATTTATTAAAGGTGCCACAACAGAGGCGAGAACAGAAATGAAAGATTATAGGTTTTCAACCGCTGATATGTTAAAAATTGATGAATCACTAATTTCTACCTCTGGCGGTTATTATTTAGTATGCAAGGAGGATGGCGATAGATTATTCGACCCTATGTATGAAGGAAATATAGATTATCCAAATCGTTTGAACACGTTTAAAGTATATGAGTATGCGAAACAAAACGGTCACACAGAATTTAAAATATACTGGCAAACGGACGGTCGATATTACGAAACGTATGCAGATAAGCGTAGCGGTCAATGTGAGCCTTTAGACGATGGTACAAATACTTGCCTACTAGAAGTATCACAATAATTTACCTTTAGGTAGAAAAAAAAATCAAAAATAATTCACATTTACCATTGCCGATTAAAATAAGTGTTGTACATTTGTGCAACAATCAATTCAAAAAACAATTAGTATGCAAAACGAAACTCAATCTTTAAGTAAAAGCACTTATCAAATGGCCAAAGAAGGCAAACGTGTAGTAGTAGGTAACGGTATGTACGATGAAACAAGCGTAATACTACTTACGATTATAACACCAGGAAAACCACATATTGCATATATGATGCCGAAAGAACAAGATGACAATATGGATTTGTTCGATATGCTGGGAGATAAAGTAAACGAATTAGAAGCCGAAGGTTTTTCAGTCGAGTATCGATTAGATGAAGACCCAATAATAATTTCAACAAATAAGTAATCAATTCAAATCTTAAAAAATAAATAGTATGCAAACCACACAAAAAAAATCAGTCGTGAAGAAAGTAGTAAAAGTAACGCCAACTAAAAAGGCGAAAGCATCATCGAAAGCGAAAACAAGTGTTAAGAAAGATGAAACTGACCCGTTAGCAAGCGCAGTAAAGAAAGTCTCTGAAAAAGATGTTCAAGAGGCTTACAACGAAGCGGTCGCAAATAAAAAGGTCGCAGTCAAATTACCTAAGCCAATTGTACTCGTAGAGCCAACTGAGCCGATTGTAGAAATCGAGCCAACTGAGCCGGCAGAACCTGAATACACGTTAACACCTGTTCAAGCAAATGTATCACAACTTGATGCCGCTAGTCAAAAGGAAGTTAAGCAAATACTAGAAGATAATAAACTTGACTGGGACGTAAGAAAAGAAGACCTTATTGCAGTTAGCACATTTGCACCAAACGGTAGCGAGGGAATACATTTGCCAACACCTAATAGCGGTATATATAGAAACGATAACAATACTCATTTGGGTACAACCTCGAAGAAATATACGTGCTATCAGAACTCAGAACTTGTTGAGTGTATATACGAAGCCAGTAAAGCAGTAAATCTTGAGATTACAAATGGAGGTTGGTGTTACGAAGGCTCAAGAGTTTTTCTTGATTTGAAACTGGAAGATGTTTATGTTGGTAACTCTAAAATCAAACGTAGTATCACTTGCTTAAACGCTCACAACGGCAGAGGTAGTGTTCAGTTTGGAGCAACGTACACAATCATAAGCAAAACCGCAACCGGAACAAAGGCAAACAAGTTTACTAGAATCTTCGGTGATAACGGAAAATTCTATCACTATGCGAACGTTAGTAGTCGAGTAAAAAGCGCCATATCCGGTCTGTTTGAATCTTTAGCAAAAGAAAATGCAACAATCGAAACGATGTTAGCAATGACCAAAGTGAAGGTTGATGAGAAACTATTACACGAAATCGTTAAAAAGTGTTTTAGAGTTGACTTGAATAACACAACGGGTAACGTAGCGACAAGAACGCTCAATAATATTACCGCCGTATCGCAAGTAATGACCCAACAAATCAATAACGAGGAAGGTACGTTATGGGGGTTGTTTAACGGAATCTTAGCAACAACGGCCAACAGAACGCCAAAGAATCAAAGCGAGGAAGATTACGTAAAAGCCGGACGTGGTAATCTTGTAAATATGAAAGCGTTTGATATTATATCTAACTACTTAAATAGCAGAAAATAATTGAACACGTATAACGAAAGGCGCACTTTAGCGAGTGTGCCTTTTTTTACGGAAAAAAAATCGTATGTCTAGCAACCAGGATAAAAAACAATGTCTATGAATCAATCACAACAAGAATATATAATCGCAATCAAAATGCTACTCGATGCAATACATCACTCAAGCAATACAGATATTTTGAGCGAGTCAACCTCTCATAAGTTTTCTGAATGTATAACACACGCGGAAGAAGTTTTAAACGACTCAACTGAGCAAGTAGAACACGAACTCGATTCCGAAAACTTAGTACACGAGGCAGAGGTTAAGCAAGAGTCTGGCAAAACGATTACAATACTTAAAGGCACTTCCGCTCTTACAGATACAGGTCAATCAAGTATGTTTGAAGATATGCCCTTTGAAAATGAAACAAGAATTGAAGAAGGACTAGACCACAAGGGAGAAATAACAACTCAAGAAACAAAGAGCAACGTAAATAGAAGCGATATGCCTTTTAAGGTTGCTGAGACTATTGAAGATATAGAGAAAGACCTAAAGCAGGACGTTGAAGACGGCTTACTAGACCAAAACACGGCTGAGAAAGTTGTTTCTCTCGTTGATAACGAAAGCAAGTATTACAGATTTGAAGATGGCGTTTTATACGTTTTGAAGCCTGACGAAATGAATGTCGAGGTTACATCAAAAACCTTCTTCGCCAACTTTCTTAGTCAAGAGTACAGCCAGAATTTAAGTGAGATTAACGTAGAGCAAATGAACATTGACTACAATAATCATGTTTTCAAGAGTTTGACCTGGACTAACAAGTATGGAGTCAGATTCAGTTTAGTTATACGAAAGTATGTAGAATTTTTAGAGCGATATGTCTTAAACTAAATAAACAATGATAAACGATATAATTTCTATTAAAATAATGTCCGAAATATTCAAAGAGGCAAACATAAAAGTAAAACCTGCAACTCAGATGATATATCAGAGTGTCTTGAATCATTGGTTTAGTAATCAGGCAGAAAACATATCAAATCTTGCTAAATTCACAATGTTCAAAGTTGACATTAGATACGATTCTTTAAAAAGTCACTATGATACACTTCAAAAAGCAGGTTTAGTTCATCTTTCAGAACACAAGGTTACGTTTTTAGACGCCTGGTCTAACCTTGTTCCAACTCATCGACTACACGAAGTAAAGCATAAGTTAATTTTAGCAGATGATTGTAAAGAGGAGATGTACAATAGCCACTCATTAAGAGACTTAATGGGTATGAGATATAAGATAAACAGGAAGCAGTCTCAGGAACTCTTAAATATGTTCTTTGCAGAGCAAGGAACTATACAGCAGAATTACAATAATATAGGAGCAGTAAAGAAACATTTTATATACTGGTCTCAAAACAATCTTGAGAAAGTTAAGTCTCAGACCAATGTCAAATCAGCCGCAAAAATATTAGGCAAAAACTAAAAACTATGGAGGACAACAAAGATAAAAGAAATTTTATGTGGGCTGAGTACACAAAAGACGTAATAAACAAAGGTCTTAGAGATGAAATATCCTTCGATTTATATTGTGGAAGAATACTAAACCCTTCCGCTTATTCTAGAAATCAGTTTAAATAATATTATGGCAGAAAGAAAAAATAAAAAGATTGTAGAACAGAGCATCATTCCGTCAGACAACTCAATAGAGCAAGTTGTTCTTGGCTCTTTGCTAGTTGATTCTCATTTAATTCATAGTTGGATACAAGACTTTCACGTTGAACTATTCTTCAACACGCAATGTCAAGCCGTTGCAGAATGTATATTAGAGTTATATCGTAAAAGTGAAGCGATAGATATTATGACGGTTGTTCAGATGTCAAAAACTCTTAAAAAAGAAGAGGTCATTACAGCATACTTTGTTGCAAGTCTAACGTCAAGAGTTGGCTCTACGGGAAACTTTGACGAACACTTTAGGATACTTCAACAATATGCTTTGAGAAGAAATCTTATAAGACAATGCGGAACGACTTTACAAACTGCATACGAAGACTCAGAGGACATATTTGATTTGTACGCAAACACGGTCAACGGAATTGATAACGCAATGAAGAAGGTTGTCAACTATCAGATTGAAAAGGTTAACTCTATACACAAAGATATTCTTGAGAAGGCAACTAAACTTAATCTATCCGGACATAAGTCAGGTGTCGAGTGTGGCTTAACTATGGTAGATAATCTTACCAATGGTTGGCAAGAGAGCGACCTTATCATACTGGCAGGAAGACCTAGTATGGGTAAAACAGCCGCCGCAATAACGATGGCGATGCACCCTGCAATTAAGCAGAACATACCAATAGGAGTGTTTTCTTTAGAAATGAGCAGTAGTCAACTAGTTTCACGGATGCAGAGTATGTTAAGTGAGGTCAATGTAGGTAAAATCGTAAAGAAACAACTAACGCTTGATGAGATTGAATTGATAAAGGACAAGGCGGACTATCTTGAATACGCGCCTATTTTTATTGACGATACGCCAAACTTATCCTTGATGGCTTTTAAAGGTAAATGTCGTAAGATGGTTAAGGAAAGCGGCGTCAAGTTAATCATTATAGATTATCTACAACTAATGAGGTCAGGTGTCAAGACACAAAGTAGAGAGCAAGAGATAGCCGAAATATCAAGAGGGTTAAAAGCCGTTGCAAAGGAGTTGTCTGTGCCTATTATGGCTCTTAGTCAATTAAGTAGAGCCGTTGAGAACAGAGGCGGTGATAGAAAACCTGTTTTAAGTGACTTGAGAGAATCAGGTCAAATAGAACAAGATGCTGATATGGTAATGTTTTGTTATAGACCTGAATACTATGACATTTCTGAATATGAGATTGACAATACTCAGTTTGAGACTAAAGGTCTATTTATGCTGTTAATTTCTAAACATCGTAACGGTGAACTAGGAGAAATACCATTGACATTCATTCACGAACAAACTAAATTAACTAACCACACATTTTCGTCAGGGACGTTTGACCATACTGATTATAATAGTACATTTGTACAACGAGATAATTTGAAGGCTGACGAATTTAAAGACGACACACCTTTTTAGATTTAATATGAAAGAAAGACCAAGAGAGTTTAATACACTTCTAAGTGACTCAAAATATCATGTTTCAGAACTGCTGTCCGTATTTATAATAAAGGTTGTTAGAATGTATTATGGGCTTGAGGAGAATTACGAGAAATCTCGTAGTCGCTCAACAGATTTTGTGAAAGGCAGACAAATGGCTATGTATTTGATACGAACATCTACAAAACTTAGTCTATCGTCAATAGGACAGATGTTTGGTAGAGACCACGCTACCGTTCTACATTCTATTAAAACAATTAAGAATTATCTTTTTTACGATAAGCAAGTCAAGATAGACGTTCGAGAGATTAGTCAGATAATAGAGTTTAAGTCATTAGCGATAAACGAAGACGTAGACTGGAAAAAAGATTACTATTATGTCGATATGAATAGTTTTACTTCGCTAAAGTTTGACAAAACAGACCAGTCAATTATAATGACTGGATTTTCAGACGATGAAATTGAAGATTTTAGTAAAATGTTTAAGCACTTAAAAAACACTAGAAAACATAATAATACCGGTATGTATATACTTGAAAGAATTTTAAAAAATAACACGAAAAATGGAAAGTAAAAAAGAAAAAAAGTCAAAAGAGAAGTTGCACAGCAATAATATTAGAAAAATACTAAATAATATTGGTATGTCTCAGCAAGAATTAGCCGATATATCATTAGCAGGAAACTCAGCGCACTTGTCTCGAATTATTAACGGTCAAAGACGATGTATCTCTTTGCCTATTGCTATTAAAATATCAAACGCTTTAGGGTTTCCAGTAGAAGACGTTTTTCTGTTGTATGCTCAAGAAGACCCTGAATTAAATAAATCAGTAATTAACCAATCAAAAACAGAACTATGAAAAAAGTTTGGCAAAGCATTTTATCATTTTTTGGCTACAATAAAAATGAAGCGATTAAGTCTAAAACTAAAAAAGGCGTTAAAGATGAAAACGTAACTCATTTTGATGCGCCACTTCACTGGGACAATCTTACAACACCGACCGTTATAAGCGCGGATGATATTTGTGATTTTGGAGAAAAGTATGCCGATGAAAAGTTATTCACTAGAAGCAAGCCTTGGAACAGAGAGAATTACACTCTGTATTCAGACGCAAAAAGACAAACTATTGAGGTGACCTTAAAAGAGGACTTTATGCTTACTCATCTTTCGTTCAATAGTCAAGAAACAGACGGAAAAGGCTGGATGACCTCAACAACTTTAGGTAGACTATATGGTAAAACTATAAAAAAACGCAACGATTACAACGCAGGACATTCTCGTAATTGCTTGTTACGTCTAGTTAAAATGAAATTAGTCGTTGTAAACAATAAAGGACAATTTCAGATAGCAAAATGATAGTTTCAATTATACTAGAGTTTCTACAATGGGCGACATTAGTTTATTTCGTTTGGCAGTACTCTGTCGTTAAAGGAAGAAAAAACAAAATACATAGAATAATCAATATAATTAAAGATGACAACAAAGGAAGAAACCGGGAACGGAGAAAATGCAAAGAATGTGACTGCAAAAGTAAATACAAAAACAAAGCAAAACGTAAAGGCAAAGAAAAAACAAACTCAGACAGAGATTATAACTAAGCCTAAAATAGAGTATCGAAAAGACACTTTTGCTGAGTATTTAGGCTCAGACGCTATTGCGGCGAGTGATTGCAAGAAATTTCTTGAGTCTCCTCGAAAGTTCTATTACGAGCGAAATAATCCTAAAGTAGACGACCCAGATAAGAGACACTTTGCAATAGGTTCAGCAACTCACGAACTAACTATGGAGCCGGAGTATTTCTACGAGAACTATGTTGTCTCTAAAAAGTTTGACAAAAGAACAAAGGCAGGAAAAGAGGAATTTGCTCAGTTTTACGAATTAAATAAAGACAAAGTAATTATCAATGAAGTAGAAATGGCTATGGTAAAAGAAATGTCTGCAAATGCCAAGCTAAACAGAACGTTTTTAGAGTTTTTAGAAGATTCTATTTGTGAAGTTTCAGCATATACAATAGACGAAAAAACAGGATTGCATATTCGTATGCGTCCAGATATGTTACCTCAAACAAAAAATGCAATAGTAGACATTAAGACTTGTCGTAGTGGTAGCCCAAAAGGCTTTAAAAAAGACTGCTATAATTACGGTTATTCTTTGTCAGCAGCCTATTATACAAACTTTTTGGGTAGAGAAAACTATGTATTTGCCGCTTTAGAAAATCAAGCGCCTTATCAAACATCTTTATATGCTCTTGACGATGAAATGATGGACTTTGGTCGCTATCAATATCGTATGGCATTAGACTTACTCAAATGGAGTTTTGATAACAACTATTGGTGTGATTACGTAGAGTTTGAGATACTAAAAGAGTGCTATCTTTTGGATGATTTATCAGACTTTTTTGACACGTTAGAAAAGTCAGAACTAATACAAATTTTATAGCACTTATCGAAAAATAAATTGTATATTTATACAATAATCTAATTCAATTTTAAAACAAATAGTATGTCTCAAGCAAATCAAATTGCGGCTAATCGGCCCACCTCAGACTTAGTTAATTTTAAAGATAATCTAAGCAAGTACACCGAAACAATAACAAGACTTTTAGGTCGTAAATACGGAATAACTCAAGACGAGTTTATGATTAAAGTCATAAACGCTGTAAAGAAAAACCCTGATTTACTAAAATGCACACCGGTGTCTTTGTTTGGAAGTATAATGTACTTTGCTGAGATTGGTCTCCCTTTTAACACTCCCGAAGGCTTTGGATATATATTGCCTTACAGAAATGGACAAAATACAGATGCTACTCCTATTATAGGATATCGAGGTTTAATAGAGATGGCTTATAGAAATCCAAAAATGAAATCTATACGTATTCAGTCTGTTTATGAGAACGACTCTTTTGAGTACGAGTACGGAACAGATGAGTATATAAAGCATAAGCCTGCAAAAGACAAAAGAGGTGCTTTAACTCACGTTTACGCTATTGCAAAAATGGAGGGAATTGACCCTTTATTTGTAGTTATACACAAAGACGAACTTAACAAGATTCAACTTTTAAGTAAAAGTGGAACGAGCAAGTACTCTCCCTATAATAACGGAACAGATGTCTTTAATATAATGCAGTCAAAAGTGGCTATTAAACAACTATTCAAAACACTACCAAAAACTAACAATGAAAGTTTATTGATGGCTTTAGAAAACGACAATGCGTTTGACTATAAAAAAGGCGTTAAAATTGAAGCAAGTAAAGATGGTTTTGAAATCATAGAAAATGCTGAGACAGAACAGAATCCGTTAAAGCAAGTTACAATGCCGAAAATAGACATTAAAGAGAGTCAAGACCACGCTCAAATGCGAGAATCAGTAAAAAGCTAGATTATGGGTGTAATTAAATTAAAGAATGAAATAATCAATGACGCTTACACAGAGTATGTGTTTGACAATTTTGATATTCAAAATAAAGAGTCAACAAACGTAGAAATTCTTATGAATTTTGCAGAATGCCAAACGTTTGAATGGAATATTGGTGTTATTTATGGAGGTAGCGGAACAGGAAAGACGACACTATTAAAGCAATTTGGAGCAATTACAAAAAGCACGTTCGACGGAAAAAAAGCACTAATAAGCAACTTTGATTGGCTAGACCCAAAATCAGCAACATTTTTACTTACTGCAATGGGACTTGGTAGCGTTCCGACCTGGTTAAGACCATTTCATACTTTAAGCAATGGAGAGCAATACAGAGCCGAACTTGCTTACAAAGTGGCTAAAGCAAAAGAAGGAGATTGTGTTTTAATAGATGAGTACACCTCTGTTGTTGACCGAGACGTAGCAAAGTCAATGTCTAACGCATTACAGAAATATATAAGACGAGAAAACAAAAAAATAATACTTGCATCTTGCCATTTTGATATTATGGAGTGGCTCAACCCTGACTGGACATATTCACCTACAATAGGGCGGGTCGAGAGACACGCCTGTCTTCGGCGAACAAGACCAGATATCAACGTTCAGATATTCCGATGTAGATATGAAACTTGGAAACTATTCAAGCAACATCATTATTTAACCGAAGACTTAAACAAGTGCGCTGAAACATTTTTAGTAGAAATGAACGGTCAGTATATAGGCTTTTTTGGTATATTGCCTTTTCCGGGAGTTGGAGACCCTAAGACACGTAGATTGAGTCGTATGGTTATTTTGCCTGATTTTCAAGGTCTTGGAATTGGAACTCAAGTGTTTAACTATCTTTGTTCTTTATACAAAGCGGAAGGGCATCAAATGTACGTTCGTACGGTGTCACCTGGATTAGGAAAGTTTATGGAGAAAAACGAAAACTGGTTAGCAACGTCGTCAAACGGAAAAATTCCTGGAGCAGATACATCAGGAAGAAAGTTAATGTTAAGACCTGGATATAGCTACAAGTATATTGGTATCGCCTCAACAGACGACACTTCGATTATTAAAATGAACGCAGGTGCTTGGAAAGACGTAGCACAGAATCAAATCACTATGTTTTGATAGATTTTTTTGACGATAGTGTTTTAGTTGTATTTATGATTACTATATTATTATGGATTCTAGCGTTAATTTTAGTGCGTAATAAGAACGAATAATGAAAAAGCATACTAAGATATACTTAAAGCATTTTGACTACGTAGAACAAGACTTTATTGCGTGTGAGGTCTGCTCACGTAGAGCGGTAGACATACATCATATAGAAGCAAGAGGAATGGGAGGCAGTAAAACAAAAGATTACATTGAGAATCTTTCTGCTTTATGTAGAGAATGCCATATAAAAGCGGAAGCAGAGCCAGAATTTAATCTAAAAGTTAAAGAGATACATTTAAGACATCTAAAATGAAACTAATAAATAGATATTTTAAAAATTTGTTTGATACTCTTGTATATTTTGATTTTCAGCCTTTGCTATTCTTTTGGGTAACTAGCGATATACTTAACAATCAGGTTCTATGGACTACACACGCTTACTGGGTAGAGGTAGGACAGGGTAGTACTTATTTTTTATATTTGGCTTATTTAATTATAAGTCTATTTATGCTCGTGTTTATACACAACTATCGTAAGATGGTATACTTCATTGGCGCTTACTTAACGCTTTACCTATTCTCTACAATAAGATACTTGGTTTCTATTTATATAAACGATGATTTTACGTTCAAAGAGGATTTTAGAGCATTACTGATAACAATGTGGTATGCTAGTATGTGGACTTGGATATGGATAAAAATAAAAAACGAGAACTTTCATAAAAAGCTAAGAGATGAGCGATAATATAACTACAATTATAATAACAATAGTATCCGTGACATTTGGTGCGGGAGCCTGGAAGTTTTATGAGTTTCTTATTCGCAATAAAAGAGAGAAGCAAAAAGAAGACAAATCTGAACAAACGATTTTCAGAGATAGTTTAATAACAAGAGTAGATAAACTAGAGAGCGAGAAAGAAGAATGTAAATGCAGACTATTAGACATATCAACTGAACTAGCCTCATTAAAAACTAAGATAGAATTTATAGAAAGAGAAAACGACAGATTAAGATATAAATAATAACATACGATGAAAAAATTAGATAGTATAGAAGACTTGAAGTACGGAAAACTCAATTTAGAAGACATAGAGTTTATTGAAAAACCGAGACCAGCAATAGACGAAATATTATGGAACTTTCTGTCTGAATCTTACCCTGACAAAGAACAGAGTATGAGTGAGATAAAGGAAATTAAGCAATATCAATCTTTGTATTCAAAAAATAAATTCAAGTTAGACTTTTGTAAAGACGCAGACGAAGACCTGCATCACACTTTATCGAACTTACTTGAAACAATAGGACTTGAAGTTGACCGTTCGTTTTTTAAGATAGATGAGGTTTTAGGCTACATTGTAGTTAAGTTAAAACAACACTACAATAGACCTCGACCGTATCAATTCGCATACTACACAGAGCAAGATTTTAATCCGTTTGAAACGATAACAGGAAACTCACCGTCTTATCCGAGCGGACACGCTTTGCAAGCCTACTTTTTATGCTCTTTGTTAGCGAAAAAGCATCCTGAACACAAAACAAAACTAAACTTGTTTGCTGATATGATTGCTGAAAGCAGACTTGCTCTAGGTGTTCATTATCCTAGCGACAATGCGTTCGCTAAACAAATAAGTAATAAACTAATGAACTACGAAACAGAACTATGGCAGAGCGTAAAAAAAGAAATAGCAAACTAAAACAGAAATAAGATGAAAAATTTATTATACTTACTTGCTCTAATGTCATCAACTCTTACTGCACAATGTGATGTAGCTATAAATAGTTGGAATGCTATTACGGGTGACATTGTTATTGAAGCTATCAATAGTGAGAACTGCGGTTGTAATGAGTTTACAACAGAGGGTAATACGTGTGAAAATAGCGGAAGTTCTTATGTAAGCAACAACGCAACAATAGGACATATAGTT